GAAGCCTGGTAAACGTAAGTTTATGGATTTATTTTTAGACCATAACGATATAAACGAAAAAGCCATTATAGGTTTTATTTCATTCTTTTTAATGACAGTATTCGGAATCTGTGATTTAGTTACTGCATTTATGGGTCAAGATTTAGTAATATCAGATACTATTTATACTTCCTTCGTTATAGTAACCTTAGGAGCATTTGGAATTTCAGAGGCTGGAAAAGCCTTTGGTAGCAAATAAAAATAATACTTGACAAATGGTCAAATTTTCTATATAATATATATTATGAATTTATTTTATTTAGATGAAGATTTGGACAAATGTGCTCAATACCATGTAGACAAGCATATAGTAAAAATGCCTCTTGAGGCGGCACAACTATTATGTACAGCTATATGGGTTGATGAAGTATTGGGATTTACTCCTAGAGCGCTTAACGCAGAAGAAAGAGAAGCCCTCAATTCAAGAAAGTCAGAAATCAAACATCTTCCTCTAGAGGAAAGACCTCTGACACCATATCTACCCATGATGTATAATCACCCTTGCACGATATGGACACGGTCTTCACTAGATAATTTTGAGTGGGTTCATTGCTATGCAAATGCACTAAACGATGAATACCATTATCGCTATGGCAAATTACACAAGTCAGTAGTAGAAGTAATCAATAAACTACCCGAACCAAAGAATATGCCTAGACAAGGACTCACTCCATTTCTTATGGCAATGCCCGATGAACTGAAAGACGAATCTGATGTTATCGGGTCATATCGCCTATATTACCATACAGATAAAGCAACATTTGCCAAGTGGTCACATAGAGAACAACCTGATTGGTGGGACGAAGGACTAGCTTGGTATGATAAAAGGATAACAGCGAAGTGAAAGCACTTTGGAATGATTATATGAAAGATACAGTAATAATTTATAGCACACCAAACTGTCATTATTGCACAATGGCAAAGAATCTTGCAGAGCAACGAGGTTGTTCTGTAGAGTATAAAGTGTTTGGAAAAGATTTTCAAAAAGAAGATATGTTTGAAAACTTTCCTGGCGCAAGAACATTTCCGCAGATTATATTCAACGGACAAAAGATAGGTGGATACACTAGTCTTGTAGAGATGTTAACTAATGAAGTTTAGTGAGGATAAAGTATTAGTCTGGGTTGAAAATTATATCCGTTCAACCTATGACGCACACTATAGTAAGAATACGATACAAACTACTGAGTTTGTATTTGATGCTGACCATGGAGAAGGTTTCTGTATAGGAAACATTATTAAATATGCTCAACGGTATGGTAAGAAAGATGGATATAACGAAAAAGATTTATTGAAAATAGTGCATTACGCAATTATATTATTAGGAAAGAAGCATTATGATACGAAGTAAATCAGGAGAAAAGTTATCATTTGATAACATAGAACGAGTAATCCAACAACTCGAACAGGATAATCCAGTAACTAAAAAGGAAGCCTGTGAAATTTTGAATATTAGGTATAACACGACCAGACTTCAAAAGATTATAGACGACCACCTTGAAACAAAACATTTTCGTGAAGTGCGAAAAAGTCAAAATAAAGGAAAGGCAGCCACTGAAGATGAAATAAGGTCAGTAGTAAAGATGTATATAGATGGTTTTAATATATCAGGAATTGCAGACAGTATTTATCGTTCTCCAGCATTTGTAAAGAATATAGTTGAGAGAGTAGGCATACCTCAAAAATTAGCAGAATCAGACTATGAAGGAATGAGAAAAGCTATGCTACCAGAACAATGTGTAGCAGAAGAATTTGACTATAATGAAAAGGTGTGGTATCCTCGACATAATAAATTTGCGATAATCAAAGATGAAATATCACAAAAGTATCAGTCGGAAAGAAAAGGTTACGCTTGTTATGGTAACATAGTAGAGTGTGTAAACTATGAAGATAAGTATGGAGCTAAATGTTACAAAGTATTTGTATTAGAGCCGTGCGATACTTCTCAAACCCTCTTTCCCTGGCTCGATGGAGAAAAGACAGGATATTGGGGAACTGCCCTCGCTTATGAAATAGGAAGTCTAAAACATTTACAGAAATATTTATAAGGAAAAACAATGTTGGAAATTTTATTGGCAGTATATCTGTCAGGACTTGTGATAGCCATGTGGAAACTATGGTATCCCGCTTACAGAGAAATAAAAAGTATAGCTCCTAACGCTTTAGTTGCGAGATATCCTTTTGCAATGTTCTTTACTGTATTATTTATGTTTGCAGTAGCGTGGCCATTAGTTATGTGGATAGCATTACAAGATGATTACAGTAAAGAATTTAAAGAATCATTTATAAACGGAGCAGTTACAAAAGATGAAAGACAATAAATATTCAACATATGTTGATGGTGAATTAAGAGCAGATGTAATTAAAATGGATAGTCATTGGGGTTGCAGATTTTATGAAAATAATGAAGTAATAAAAACAGAATTTTATAAAGGGCATAGTGAAGCATATGCAGAAAGTGCCGCAGAAAATTTTGTAATAGGAGTTAAAAAACTATGAATTATTTATTTGAAGCACTATGTAAAAAATTAGAAGGGGAAATTGCAATGGCAAAAGCTAATTGCAAAGCCTATGAAAGAAATGTAGTAGGTATTGGAGAACACCCCGATATTGTTGAAGCTATAGAAACTCAAATAGCAAAAATAGCTGAAGCAGAAGATAAACTAGAAGCAATCCATAACCATTTTGGTAAAGGATACATAAAATAGTTCTTGACATCGCGTTAAAATTCATTTATAATATATATTAATGAGTGATAGATTTTATATGCAAATGAGACAAGCCACAGGTTGGTGTCCTGGTTTGCCAGAATCTTACAAAAATAAAAGGAGAAAAAATATGTCTTGGACAGACGAGAAAAAACAAGAAGCAGTAGATATGTATACTGCAGAAGAACCTACTCCAGAAAATAGTATGGAGATAGTAGCAGACATCGCTGAGCAGTTAGAGGAATCTCCAAACGGTGTTAGAATGATACTTACAAAGGCAGGTGTATATGTCAGAAAGACACCAGCAAGAAGTAGTTCTAATGGCTCAAGTGGTGGCGGTAGAGTAAGTGTTGCAGGAGCGCAAGCTGACCTAACAAGTGCTTTGACAGATGCAGGCCAAGAAGTTGACCCAGCAATTATATCAAAGTTAACTGGTAAAGCAGCAGTTTATTTTACAGGTATAGTAAATAACTTAAACAATTAATTTAGTTTAGTTTTTCACTAGGGTATCTTAGATGCCCTAGTTTTTTGCATCTTGCAATCATAACCAAAACAAGTACAAATCAAATAATCATTTGTTAGATACTTGGAGGGATTATGAACAAAGATGATTTTAAAAAGAAATTAGATGATGCAGGCGATGCAGTCATTACTTACAGAAGTAAGAATTCACGCAGACTTAAATATAATATATGCACTCGTGATTTTTCTACGCCTTACATAAAGGAAAAGAAAAACCGAGCTAAAGAAGCACACGATACAGTTCTCCTATTTTGTTGGGATACGGACTCTTATCGTTTATTAATGCCGAAGAATGTTACAAGCATTGTTCCATTGAATAGGATTATTAAAAATGATTGATTTTAGTACACCAAGCATATATGAAAGAGTTATCAATGAAAAAGATAATATACAAATACGATTAGTAATAAATACTTTTCGTGGTATAGAGTATCTATCCTTAAGAAAATACTATTTAGACTTTGAAGAAGAATGGTTACCTTCAAAAGAAGGTATTAGTATTCCTTTGGACTTAGAAAATACTCAGGAACTTTTTACAGGACTAGTAGAAATACTGTCACTTGCAGAAAGTAAAAGTATAATCGAAGATGAGTTCAAAGAAATTTTAGATGAAATTTACCTTACCTAAAAATAGTTCTTGACAAAACCTTAAAATCTTGTTATAATATATATTATGATAATTAATGGAAGCTTAAATTACGATTCGCATGGGCGTAGAAGAAAAACTGTGCGTAAAAAAAGAACAACAAAACAATCTAAGTGGAAAAGTCTCGGGGCTGTAGCTCAGCAGGGAGAGCGTCGCACTTGCACTGCGAAGGTCGCAGATTCGATTTCTGTCAGCTCCACCAATGCAGGTAAAGGTACCATGCCTGATAATTCATGGAAACTTGAAATTAGTAAGAAATATACCATAGCACCAGCATATAATAAAGGTGCATACCAAGTCATTCCTAGAGACCT